CCCTTTGAATGTGAAGGATGTGGCTCATAACTTATAAACCCCGTTAATCGGGGTTTTTTATTTATTACCATTTTTATATTCATTATATTTATAACTATGGCAGTAGATTTGACATCCACATATGGTATTAATTTCCCATTTCAAGATAGTAGTACAGGACAATATCTTGCAATGACAACTTCTTCAGCTGAAGAAATTAGAGCGAATTTATTACATTTAATTTTAACTGAAAAAGGTAGTAGATATTTTTTACCTGATTTCGGTACAAGAATATACACATATGTTTTTGAACAAAATGATGCTGTTAGTTTTGATTTAATTGAGTCCGATATAAGAAATGCTGTTAAAACTTATTTACCTAACTTGGATATACAATCAATTGATATTCAAAATGCGGAGAATGATCCAACTTATAATATACAAACTTCAGGAACAAACGAAGATGCAAGATTATTTAGAGTAGGTTCATTATCAGATGCGCCATACACTGCAACAGTAAAAATAAATTATACAGTAAATAATGGGGCATTTACATCCTCAGATTTTGTAATAATAAACATATAATATGGGAAAACAAATATCATACGCGGTAAGGGATTTCGCGGGATTAAGACAGGAACTAGTAAACTTTACACAAAACTATTATCCAAATCTTATTCAAAATTTTAACGATGCGTCGATATATTCAGTATTGCTTGATTTAAACGCAGCGATATCGGATAACTTACATTTCCACATAGATAGAGTTTGGCAAGAAACAATGTTGGACTATGCACAACAAAGACAATCATTATTTTTTATTGCAAAAACTTATGGTTTAAAAATACCAAATACAAGACCTTCAGTTACATTAGTTGATTTTTCAATTAAGGTTCCAATAAATGGTGATAAAGATGATATGAGATATGAAGGTGTCTTAAAAGCAGGAGCACAAGTTTCAGGTGGTGGACAAACTTTCGAAACAATTAACGATATCGATTTCTCAAATCCTTTTACTATTGATGGTACTCCTAACCGATTAAAGATACCGAATTTTGATAGTAATAATAGATTAGTTTCATATACAATAACCAAAAGAGAACCTGTGGTAAATGGTGTAACAAACGTTTATAGAAGAGTAATTACAAATACCGATCAGGTACCATTTTTAAAACTTTATTTACCTGAACAAAACGTTTTAGGTATAACTTCTATCATACACAAAGACGGTACTAATTATAGTTCAAATCCAACAACAGCTGAATTTGCTACAAGTCCTAATAAATGGTATGAGGTAGATTCTTTAGTACAAAATAGTGTATTCGTACCTGACCCAACATCGGTATCCGACCAAAGTAATTTTAAAGCGGGTACTTACTTAACTGTTAATAATAAATTCGTTACTGAATATACACCTGAAGGTTATTTTTCTATAACATTTGGTTCAGGAAATGTGGATCCACTTTCAAATTTAGATAACTATATCAACGGTACATTACAAGTTAATCTTGCTACATATTTGAATAATATGTCAATGGGTGGAATACCTCCTGTTAATTCAACATTATTTGTACAATATCGAGTTGGTGGAGGTAAAGCTTCAAATTTAGGTGTTAACACTATTACAAGTGTCGATAATGTTAATTTCGTGGTTCAAGGCCCCAATACTTCAATTAATAATCAGGTTATTCAATCATTAAGTATTACAAATCCAATACCGGCCGTAGGTGGTGCGGATCAACCTTCAATTGATGAAATTAGAAATATGGTTTCATATAATTTTTCTGCACAAAATAGAGCAGTAACTCTTCACGATTATATGTCACTTATACAAAAAATGCCAGCAACATATGGTGCACCTGCTAAGGTTGGTGTTATGGAAGTTAATAATAAAATACAAATAAATTTATTATCCTACGATGATTTAGGTAATTTGAGTGATACTGTTTCAACAACACTTCAAAAAAATATTTTAGAGTATTTGTCACAATATAGAATGGTTAATGATTATTTAGCAGTTGTAGCTGCTCAAGTGATAGACTTAGGATTTCAAATTGATGTTGTAATTGATAAAAATATAAATCAAACGGATGTTATAAGCAGTATTATTTCAAATGCAACAACATATCTTTCTGTTGATAAAAGAAAAATGGGTGACCCGTTATTTGTTGGTGAATTAACACAGATTATAAACCAATTAAACGGTGTTGTGAATGTAGTCGATATAAGAGTCTATAATAAAGTTGGTAGTCCATATTCGTCTGCACAAGTGTCTCAACCATATGTTGACAACACAACGTTAGAAATACAACAACAAGACCAAATTATATATATGCAATCTAATCAAATTCACCAATGTAGATTCCCAAATAAAGATATTTTGGTGAGAGTTAAAACCTTAGGTTCGACTACATATTAAAAACAATTTTCTTTATATTGATAGAAAATTAAGATTTTTCTATTTATATAAAGAATGGCACAAAAATACAGAATTTCAACGGATATAGGGGTAGATAAACTTATCACAGTTGAACTTAACCAAGAATACGATATTTTAGAAATTCTTTCACTTAAGTTCACCCAAACAAACGCATATACTTCATTTTGTTCAGATTATGGTGTAGTGGTAGGTAGAGTTACCGCGAATAATGGATTCGGGATACCAAATGCTAAAGTTTCTATTTTTATACCACTAAGTGATGTAGATGCAAATGACCCTGTTATTTCAGCTTTATATCCTTATACTCAAATAGATGATTTAGATCAAAACAATTATAGATATAACTTATTACCTTCGAGACAACAACACGGAGGTCATACACCAACAGGAACTTTTCCAGATCAATCAGATATACTGAACAGAGAGGAAATTTTAGAAGTTTTTGAAAAATATTATAAGTTCACAGTTAAAACAAACATATCAGGTGACTTTATGATTTGGGGTGTTCCAACAGGACAACAAACTTTACACATTGATGTTGATACTTCCGATATAGGTTGTTTTTCTTTAAGACCTGACGATTTCTCGAGACAAGGCGCAGGGGTAGATAAATTTAAAAATAGTTACACTTTTAAAGCGTCTGAAGATTTAAACAGTTTACCTCAGATTGTTACATTCAACAAAACAATACAAGTTTATCCTTTTTGGGGCAATACGGATTTTTGTCAAATTGGAATTTCAAGGAGTGATTTTGATTTATCATCTGCAGGTGTTAAAATTGAACCCAAAGCGATGGTTATTGGTGGAATATTCACCGACACTGGAAAAAACGCAATTGATAAAAACTGTATTCCAACTAAAAATATGGGTTCTAAATGTACCTTAGCGTCACATAAAGGTAAGATAGAAGCATTAAGATTCACATCTCAATTTGATGAATACAATAGACCAATAATTGAAGAATATGACTTACACGAAGACATTCCTGAGGATGGAAGTTTTGTGTTTAGTGTTCCTATGAATATGGATTATTTGTACACTAATGAATTTGGTGAGATGGAATACACTAATAATCCAAATAAAGGTATTCCAACCTCTGCTTGTTATCGTTTCAAATTCACGATGAAAGATGAAGGGTTAGAAAGAGTAAGAGTAAGAGCATCTTATTTGGTGCCGAATATTAGAGAATTTCAATCAATTGATGGAACAGAACAAGAAAAATCTTACGCTTGGACAACTGAATATAGTGGATATCCTACAGACGCTCAAGATCTAATTTTATATGGTGAAAATGGATTCTTCTATCCACAAGATTATTTCTTCAGATTCCATTATGCTAAAGTTTACACAGTATCATCATTCCAAAGTACATTAATACACGGGAGTTTCTTAGGTTCCAATAGATTTTTAGGAATCAAAGAAATACACCCACCCGAGGATAAAGATTGTTTGAATAGTGTCGTTACACCTCCAATAAATTTCGCATCAAAAAATACAGGATTGAATTTTCCTGTTATAATTGCTGATGTTGTAACGTTTATTCAATTTATTTTTTCATTAATTAAATTAACGATATTCGAATTCTTCGGTTCTTTTTTATATACTGTAGGCCAAGCTTTATATAATATTTATTTTGGTTGGCCTTTTAATTGGAGACCATTTGGAAGAATTGGCGAACAATTTAAATCAGGTGCTTATTCAATTGCAGCGGCTGGTCAATTTACACTCCCCTTAGT